ATTACGGGCAGGCGAGACAGCGGCACGCCGCGCAGCTTGTAACCGTCCGGCGCGGTGGCGTACACTCGCCCATACTCTTTGCCATAGAACGAAATGAGTTTTTTTTCATCGCGGGGGCGGACTGCTATAAAGACTTTGTTCGCGTGGAGATAAGAGAGTTTCAACATGCGGCTAGATTACAGCGGCGCGGGCTGCGATACAAGATAATTCGCACTGTTTTTGATGATTGTTGTAAGCCGCTGATTATCAAGGGGTTACAACTTGCGGGAGGGCACTTACCTAAGTGCTTGATTTTCAATGGGTTACTCCACGCCGCACGCCTTGAGGAACAGGCCGCGCTTAAATCTCGGATTCTCTTTCGTGAAACGGTCAGCGAACGCATTCGCGCAACTGGCCTTTTGGGTGCGGAGAGAGGCGGAGAAGTCGGGCATTGCTGCGATAACTTCGGCGACGAGTTGGAATGTTTTTGCGGTAGGCATAGTGTTATTGTTTACTGGTGATAGATTACTTGAGAAAATGCGGGGCGTCAATTAAAATCACAATTTCTTTTTGCAGCACGGGCAGATGTCGGTGTCGGTAGTAATTCGCTTGACACCGCCGCCGAGATTGTGTATCTTGAACGGTCTATCGAGATTCACAAGGCGCAAGACAAGCCAAGCAACGGCTTTGCTAAATGCCGTCGTCACGTCGATGGGTTGGCCGTTGTCGAGCTTCTCTTCCATTTCCTTCGCCCATCTTGGGGAAATAATTTTCATTACCTAAGCTTGCCCGGTTTCTCCCAAATAGTCAAATACAAAGTAAACAAATTTTGCCCAAATACCCAGAAATACTTAAATAGTCTAAATAATCCTTGACAAAGGCGCGAAAATGGGCTACTGGGCGTAAGTACCTGCGGCGCAACGGGTTACGACTCGTGGGGCGCGAAAAAGTCACAACTCGTTGACTATCAAGGACTTATGACTTTTGGCTGGGCGTTTTTGCAAGTACTTGATAATGAGGGGTTTATGACTATTGCATTTTTGACAAAAGTTTGGCACGGAACCTGCCTAGCAAGTCCCGTGCCGTTATTTTATTTGGCGCTTGGCATGACAGTTGCTTTCGCAAAAAGCGTGCCAACCAGTGCGGCGATTGTGAGAATTAGCACTTGACAGGAGTTTTGAGGTTTAGAATTTCGCTGAAAGAATCGCGTTCAGTATTCCGAAAACGATGCCACCAGCGAGAAACCACAAGCCACGAATGCCCCATTTCACCAGACCCTCCGCCGTCAAGGTCAGGGTGAAGATTGGCGTTGTGGTTTTTGCTGTCCTGTCGCCGTCGATTAGCATTTCGTATTTCATTGCCCAAAGTGTAAAGCATTGGCAGGAAAGTGCAAGATTTATTTTGAGTTTTTATGCGATTTATTTTTGAGAATTTCCTTGCAATCGGCGCGTGATTTGTTAATCTCTTATCAGTCGAGAGCGAAACCCGCCTCGCCGAAACAAAAAAAACTTATGCACCCGATGGCAATTCCGACCGCGAATCCCGACCTTCCGCACGGCGTAACGTCCGACGATGTCGAGGGCGAAGAAGTGTACGAGCGCCCCGACCCGCGCATTGACGCGGAGTACGAGGAAGACGACCGCGAAATTCGCGACGATGGCGACGATTGGCTTGACGATGTTGACGACCCCGAAACAGCGGGCGGCGCGAACGATTCGGTTTAACACGCGGCGCGGGTTCTCGCAAGGGAATTCGCGCTTTTTCTTTTTTTATTTTGAAGATTTTATTTGACTCTTTCGGAGAATTTTGATAGAATCCCCGGCTTTCCCGTGTTAAAATTGTTTTGCGTTTGGCATGGAGGTTGCTAGCGTGTAGGGCAAAAGTCATAAGGTGCTCAACATCAAGTACTTGTGACTTGCGGGAGGGCGTTTCTGTAAGTACTTGGTACAGAGGCACTTGTGACTATTGCGTTTTGAGCAAGGCGTTTGGCACGGCCCTTGCTTATCTAGCAGGTACCGTGCCAATTGGTTTTATTTCTGACTTGGCACACTAGATGCTTTCGCAAGTAGCGTGCCAACCACCAGAAAAATGGTGAGAATTAGCACTTGACAATCACGCTTCAATCGGCGTTTTCCGGTGCGAAAAGTAGCACGTTTCGACACACGCCGAAATTCTCCGCGCATCGTCAAGGAGTTTGTGCGCGAAATTGTGTTTGCGTTGCCAACGTCGCGAGGGTTTTTCGTACTTGACTTCGGGCAGATTGTCAAGGTTAATTTCTTCTCCGCGTTCGATTGCGTCGTACATGGGTGTTGCATTCATAGTTTTTTGTGTGTGTGTGTGTGTGTGTGTTACTTAGGCGAAGTGTGCAGGATACGGTACGCAATTGCAAGGGCATCTTTTGCTTTTTCGTATTCGGATTTGCAGATGTTCAGACCTGCTTGAAGGTACGCGCTGTCGGGGCGTTTTGCAAGCTCTTTTTCGACATCCTCAAGGGCAAATCGGCACTTGGTTTCGTGGCTTAAAACTGCGACATATAGGGCGACCGTTTCTTCAGGAGTAAGAGGGTACATAATTTTATTATTTTTTTTGGGGTAAGCCGGGGGCGCTTCCTTCGCGCCGTCCCGTTCTTACCTGCCCAAACTTTAGCAGGCGGGCAGGCGAACACAAGGAATCTTTGAGAATTATTTTGCATGATTTGAAAGTATTCCTTGACGCAATGCGAATTTTCTAGTAGCATCCCCCGATTTTCTCGTGCGCGAAGATTCTTTTGAGATTGGCATGGGGTATGCTAGGCAAGAAGCGTGCCAAAGATTTTTATTAGGTTGGCATGATGATTGCTAGGCGAGGTTGGCATGGAACGTGCTAGCGCGTAGGGCAAAAGTCATAAGGTGTTGATTATCAAGTACTTATGACTTGCCGCAGCGCGTTTTCGTAAGTACTTGGTACAGAGGGGTTTATGACTATCGCGTGTACAGTGCCTCGGTTGGCATGGTAGGTGCTACAACAGCATGATACGTGCCACTCACAAATGTTTTTACTTGTCAAGCATTTTCTTTTGAGCTAGGGAAACGGCGGGGATACTATAGGAAAAAACGTGTTGAGTCAAGAGGAAAAGTGTTTTTGATGGTGAATTGTTTTTCGATTTCCCTTGTGTCGTACGTCGGTTCTGCTAATCTTTGGTTGTCGAGAGCGGGAAGGCCGGAAGCCCTCCCCACCGACAAGAAAAGATTATGACAACTATTGAAAATGCGGTTTCGGTGTTGGCGTCGGCGTTCCCTCTCGCATCTGTTAGCGTCGAGGAGCAAACTTGGCACCATGCGCCCCACGGCGAACACACACTGACGACTACGTTTCGCGTCTCGCTCGTTTACGACGGTACGAGCGTTGACCGCGTGAAGTCTTGGCAATGCGCGACGCTCGCGGAAGCAGTCGGCAAAGCGTTTCTTGCGAAGGGCGGTGTCGCTTGAACTCGTTCGGGCATTTCGGTACGTCGGGGAATCTGCCCGATGGTTGTACCGACAAAGACATTGACGCCGCATTCGGCGACGATGGGTACGAAGATGAAAACGAGTACGACGAAAACGGCCTTTCGGAAAACGGTTTGAACGCTGACCAAGAGTACGAAGCGTGGTGCGAGCGCCAACGTGAACGGGCGGAGGGGCCAGAGTACGAACGCGAAGACGAAGACGAGCGGCGAGAGTTCGCACGCGAAGATTACTAGGCCGTGCTGGGTTGGCACGGGACTTGCTCGGCAGGTTCCGTGCCAGACCCCTGCCGGTTTAATGAAAAAATAAAAATAAATTTCTTGACAGGACGGCGGGGGGTGTCGCCCATCTCTCGCCCCGGCCACCAAAAACCAATCCAAATCCTAAAATCCCAACATAATAAACACTCCAGTCACCTCAATTCTCAAAAAGCCCTCAAAAAAATCCTCAAATTCCACCCGAGCTTACCCCAAAAAAGTGAATCCTAAAATATCAAAATTACTGAAATTTCGCCCCGGACCCTCAATTGTTAAAAGTAAATCCTAAAATCGCCCCTAATTCTTCTATAATAATCATGTCGCAAAAAATCTGTAGCAAATGCAAAAAAATGATTGACTTGGCCCTCTTTAGTAGGTATGCTAGGAGTAAGGATGGACTTAAACCGGCCTGCAAGTTCTGTGAAAAATTAAGGCACGCTAAGTATTATGAAAATCACAGCGGCGAAATTACTGAGAAGGTCCGCAAATGGCAGCGCGAAAATCCCGTCAAAGTAAAGGAATACAAAAATAAGTTTGATAATTAGTCGGTTTGGTCGTGTAGTATATAATAACTCCTATCATGGGAAAAAAACATAAACCTACTGGGGCGGTTTCTAAAAATGATACCGCGTGTTCTAAGGCCGATACCTCACTCCACGTCCATCAACGGAGCAAACTCAGACAGGAGTTATCCATTCGCGATTTGGAATGGACTGACCGCCAAAATGAGTTTATAGATATGGCGTTGCACAATAAGTCGCGAATTACCTTCGTTACTGGGCCAGCCGGAACGGCAAAGACGCTTTTGGCCGCTTACTGTTCTCTACATCTGCTAAACGACAAGAAGATTTCCGATATTATCTACTTGCGTTCTGCTGTGGAGAGTTCTGAGGCGAAATTAGGATTCCTTCCGGGGACTGCCGAGGATAAATTAGCTTTCTATAATTTGCCATTTTGGGATAAATTAGATGAACTTTTGCCAAGAAATCAAGTAGATTTGCTCAAAAAAGACGAGCGCGTTCACTGCTTTCCTATTAATTATATTCGCGGCCTTAATTGGAATGCTAAAGCTATCATCTTGGATGAGACGCAGAATAGTAGCCGCAAGGAGGTAATTACGGCGCTAACTCGTTTGGGCGAATTTACGCATTTGTTTATTTTGTCTGACCCTTCGCAGACGGACTTGGGTCATTCTCATCAAGGTGGCGTAGCCAGCGTCACTAGTCTTTTCGATGATGAAGAATCTAAAGAAATGGGCGTCAACGTATTTAGATTTGGCGAAGATGATATTATGCGCTCGGCGATGGTGCGATTTATTGTCAAAAAACTCAATCGGGAGGTAGAATAGCCTATGTTACCTCCACACATGCAACGGGTTTTACTCGAAAAAATTGAACTTGACAAAAAAATCGGCGCATTGAGCCTATTTCTCGCGGTATTTCCCTCAAAGGCTACTCCAGAAGAGCTTTGTCTATTGCGCCGTCAGGCAGAAGTCATGTTAGACTACTCGAATATCTTGGGCGAAAGACTTGCCGCCACCCCTCCATCAGTGGGATGTAAAGTCTGTAAGCGATAATGGCGACGAAAACACAAGAATTCAGCGATACGTTTCATAATTGTTGCGTATCGTGTATTTCATTTCATCCCTCCTCGAAGCCTCTAATGGGATACTGCGTAGGAAATACACAAGCGTTTAAAGCGATGACGGGTAAAAGGTTTTCTCGTGGCGCTCCTGAAGGCCCGTCCTTTCCTGTGCATAAACTGGACGGATGCGAGTTCTGGAGAACTATTTAATATGGACAAAGAACAAGTATTAGTGGCGGCGAAAACCCTTCTAAAATGCGACGCCGTCAGAATTTCACAGCCTTCCGAGGGCGGGCGGATGTTCCTTATTATCGGGGATATCCGAAACACCAAAGACGATAAAGGGTTTTGGTCGCAGTCTTCTGATGGAGTAGCCAAATTGAAAAATTGGGACTATTTAAACGAAAAAACAATAGCCAAAGGCTATACCGCAGATGAGCTAATGGCGGATGTCGAACTCTATGAGAAGCTGTGTCGGATGACTTTTACCGAGCTTCTCAAAGACCCAGAGCTTTTTAATAAATTTTTAAATTCTCTAGCCTAACAGTTCTTGCTTGCAATTCGTCCTTAGTCAAGATAATAATCTCCCCGCGCCTAGCTAACATATAGTATTCTATCCTATAGTCGCTAAACAGAACGTCTTTTATTGGGTGAGTATCCAAAGACCCCTCAAGATTCGCTACGAAGAAATCTACAAAAATACAGTTTCCTTCGGTATTATGTGGCAGATTTCTTACTTGCATAAATTCGCCTATAGCGTTATGCGGACTTCTTATTAAGACGTGTTTGTAGAGTAGGACACATTCATCTAGGATTAATCCCCTACCGTCGAACTGGTGGATTAGTTTATTGTAGAACTTGAGACAGGAGTCTTTGTTCTGTTCGGTCATCGTATAGACACTTTTAGGAAAATGCGCGGCCAAAATCTCCTGAATTTTCGCGCATACGTTGATTTTCTCTGGCTTGGCGGCGATAGAGAAGTCGATTAGCATGATTCGCCCTTGGCTAATTTCAAGAATTTCTCATAAGAAGGATATAGCTCTATCATTTTGCGTATTCTCTCATATTCGTTAGGAGACAGACTGAGTCCATACCATGAATTTTCACTTATTCCGGGCATTATTCGGAAGTTGAGACTAGCGGTTGGGTCGCGATAGCTTATATCTTCGACGAACTCGGATTTAAGACTGTTCGGATATTCCGCGCATTCGGCGACGATAATCGTGCCGGATTCGTCCCTATGGTATTTGACAAGACAGGTGAACGACTGCACCGACTGGTCTGTAAGTAGTGCGTATTTATAATTTGTTATTTGCATGTTTTAAGTTGTCCATCACTCTATCTAATTCTATTCCGGGTAGTATTCCTCCGGGGAGCGAAAGTAGTTTTTGGCACAGTAATTTACTTAATTTATAATCTCCCACATAATACGCGCAGATAGACATTTCATCCATTAGCGCATACTCATAAACGCTCTTCTCAAGGAACAGCCCATCTTTAGGCATCGCAAGTTTGAGAGTGTGAGAACCAACAATATATCCCTGATAGAACCTACTATTTTGACGGCATAACTTGACTACCTCATATAAAGCTTCGGCGCGGCCTTTTACGACTTCCGCCGCATCCATAAAGTATTGTATTGATTCATTTATCGGATATTTTAGGGCGACTTTCATTCTCGCGCTATACAATTTGCTGATAAAGACTTCCTCTTCCCATCCGCCTAATTTGGCGCGTATATCGTAGTTATATATGGCCCGAGCCATGCTGCCAGAGTCACGTAAGCTCTGCGCCAAATAAAAATGATACCTACTTACCAAAAAGGGGTCTTCCTCAGTAAGTAGAGCTAAATCAAGGACTTCGGCGTCTCTTTTGTATTTATCTGGTTGTGAATTCCTGTGACTATCTTGAATTGGAGTATTAGTGAAGAGATTTGTGTTTTCTCTGGTTGAAATTGGCTCCTTGCAGTCCAAAAACTCATGGACTACCCCTCGGTAGTAGAAGTTTTTTGAAGTTGACGTTAATTGCGGTCGCGTATAGACACAATTTCCTAAATTTGTTGTTATATTGTATAGGTCGGAGGATAGATTTTGCTTGAACTGTCTGATTTTGGAGGGACTAGAGTCCTTAAACATCAGGACTTCGTCCGCGTCAATCATTAAAGCGTAATCCACGACGCCCTTGCCCTTGAGAATGGACAAGGCTAGGGAGCGATTGTTTGCGAAATTTTCCCAAGGCGTGTCGATGACCTCTCCGGGTATTGCCGACTGTCTTAGCCAGTCGGAAATGACTTCTTTCGTTCGGTCAGACGAACCAGTGTCACAAATCAAAACATAATCAATAATCGGCCTGACGCTCGTCAGGCAGCGACAGATAATCGCCGCCTCATTTTTGACAATCATACAGAGGCCAATTTTTTTCATACTATCGGAGCGAATTAGACTAAAGGAGTATCAAGAATTACTTTAGCGGTCATCTCTGCCTCTTTTTCCGCTGGTATAGCTACGATATCATACGATTCACCATTTTGCGCCTTAGCAAAGGCTTGAGCGAGAGGCTCGGTAAGAAAGTAAAGAAACTTACCTAAACGATTTTCGTCCAATTCTGGTGGAGTGACGTTATAGGAAGGAAAAAATCCGATATTCATTTGCCTTTGGATAGCTACAAAGTCTTTATAGTCGATATCGAACATCTTCTCGTAAACGGGAGGTAAAATTGTGCCAGATTTAAAATATAGATATGATATCGGCGTGTCTTCGCAATATCCAAATACATGATAGTGATTATTCTCTAATTTGGAGACATTTTGGACAACGACCTGATACGAGAATTCACCTGAATCTTTGCTGAAAAGAACTCGCCACTTATTGCTATCTGGATGGATGCTGTCTAGCCCAAAGAATTTACGGGCATATTTGTCTGATAGAGACTGCTCTAAGGAAGAATCATTGAGGAAAATCTTTTTTGTCATCTACTGATAGACGGCCAAGACGGACGAATTCTTCATGGCAAATACGATTTATTTCTGCGCATCTTGTCCATACTGCTTCGTCCTCATGGCGACATAATGGAAACGTCAGGGCCATCAGCCGACTTAGAAAATCTTTCATTCCTGATTGGTCTAGCATATAATTAGATAACAATGAATATTTACTGTCCACATTGCGGAAAAAAGAATACTACGGACCAGAAGAACTGCGCTGGATGCAGGGGAAACCTTCATTCTCTTGGGACCGTATCCGCACCTGTCACAACTACTTTTACACCAGTAATAGTCCATCCGCTAGATAAATCCTCATCAATAGCCACTACTAGGTCAGAATGGGAGGCCCGTAGAGCGGCGAGGAAGAGTGTTGTCAGCGAAGACCCTGTCCTGACAGCGGGTGCCCCAGCTCTTGCCGGAACGAATTCAGATGATGACGAAGGGGTTCAGGTATTTAATGCTGGAGCTTTTTCTGGTAAGTTGACGTTCTCCTCCGAGACGATTGGAGAAGACGGGAAGAAAGAGCCTCTACAATTTGCGCTTAATATGCCCAAAACTTCCTCCGCTAAAACACCATCTCCAGCGCCCAAGAGAGGTCGCCCTGCCGGTTCCAAAAATAAAAAATAATGACAACCCCACTTAAAACTTTTGAAGACTATTCTGACATCATAGATACGAATCTCAAAAAGCGCAAAAATAAGTGGAGTCTGACTTCTTTGGCTTGGATGGATTATGATGACGTTTCCCAAATCATACGGATACACGTCTATAAAAAATGGGATAAGTATGACCAAAGCCTTCCATTCGAGCCGTGGCTCAATAAAGTCATATCTCATCAGATTAAAAACCTAATCCGCAATAATTACAGCAATTATGCTAGACCATGTCAAAAATGCCCGTCTCAGTTGCCAGACGAAGGATGTACTGTATATGGTTCGCAATGCGATGCTTGTCCGCTCTTTAAGAACTGGCAGAAGCGGAAAAAGAACGCCTTCAATATTAAAGTTCCTGTCTCTATGGAGTTCCATGAACACGAACTCTCCGAACGTCCAGATGAAAGTACTGATATAGATGCTGGTGCTGAAAAATTGACCGCTCGTTTAATGCAGATACTACGACCTATCGAAAAAATGGTATATCAGTCCCTATATCTCGATGGCAAGACTGAAGAAGAGGTCGCGCTTGAATTGGGATATACTACATCAGAGACAGGAAGAACGCCCGGATACAAACAGCTTCATAATATCCAGCGATGTATTATTGATAAAGCCAAAAAGTGCCTTGCTGATGGTTCTGCTGAATTCTAACCCTTATGGACTCAGACGAAATAGAATTAACAGAAGAACAAAAAGCGGCGGTTCTTGCTTTTTGGGAGTCGAAGTCAGATGAAGATAAGCCTTCGATGACAGAGGCTACGATTCATATATTCGGTCCAGATTTCGATGGGAGAAGTCGTCAGGGTCGCGCTGTAAAGAGATATTTGTCTGGGCTAGCTATAAAATTACGACCAGCACAAGACCGACAGGCTAAAGAGAAGATTGTCCTTACTCCAGAACAAAAAGAATATATTCTAAACAATTTCGAGACGATGAGTGCCGTCGAAATGGCTAGGTCTTTATTCTCTAATCCGACAATCAACAATCTAAATCTTGAGGCGCGAACTGTAAACGACTATATAAAAGAATTGGGCGCAGCCAAGGCCTTTTCTTCTACGGATGAGATTCCTTCTGGAGAATGGAAAGCTCCGAATACATTCGAGCGTACACTGGCAAGGGTAAACCGATATCTTAAGATGGCTCCATTAGATAAGGACAAATTGAGTGTCCGACAGACCAAAGATATTCGTTCATTGATGCGATATCTTAATATCTTCAGACTAGAGAAGCAGATTCAGACGTATGTCACAGAATCTGACCGCACATTATTCGAGTCCGTGTTCATTAGATATACTTTCGATAAGGGAGACTTAACGGAAGAAGAGACTGACCAGTATATGATTCTAGCTAACGAAGCGGTAAAAGAACGTAAAATACAGGCTCGCGGAGAAAAGCTTGAGATAATCTTAGAGGACCAGACCGGCGATGGGGAAGAAAAGGCAAAAATAGCAATGTCTCTAGTCGAGGCTATGGGTAAATGTCAAGCAGAGTATAGTGCCTGCATTAAACGCCAACAAGACCTTGTCAATTCCCTAAAGGAAAAACGTAGCGACAGAATATCGAAAGCGGCAAAAGAAAATGCCAGTATCCTTAATTTAATTGAGCTTTGGCGGGCAGAAAAAACGCGCATTGATTTAGTAAAGCTGGCACAAATTAGAAAAGAGAAGGTTAAAGAAGAAATTGATAGGCTTTCCTCTATGGAGGATGTTAAATGCCGAATTATGGGTCTAACAAGGGAGGAGGCTCTAAATGGTGTATAATGACCTAGATTTATGTAAGATTTGCGGCATAAAGATGGATTTAGGTTGTGAAGTTAAGCACTTTCGCACGCATAAGATTTCTTTAGCGTCATATTATCAGAGGTTTTACCCTAGATACGACCTTTATACAAAAGAAATGATTCTCTTTAAAAGCAGAGACACTTACTTCTCAAATGATTTTAATTGCAAAGATAATCTCCGCAAGTGGTTATCCACACAGGGGACACAGACGCAATTAGACTATTGCGTTAATTTACTAGCAGAAAGACGCAAAAGAAAAAGTCTGGTATGGTCGCCTTGCCAGACTGAACTGAGGACGATAATGTGTCCATCTATAAACTATCTAAATACATTGAGTGGAAATAGATATTACGAACTCATGGCTAGCATAGGTTATGAGAATAGGTTCGTTCATATCACATCTCGGATTGTGGGAAGAGCCGATTTAGGCAGTAAAATAGTTATAGATACTCGTGAACAGTTTCCGTTACAGTTTAACGAACCCGTCGAGCGTAGGAAGTTAGACGTTGGAGATTACTGTTTGGATAATCCTGCTCTTGCAAATGATTGCTTTATCGAACGCAAGTCTATCGCTGATTTTCATGGGACGCTAGGGACAGGAAACGACCGATTTCAGCGCGAGATAATGCGAGCACAAGATGGCGGCGCATATCTAGTGATTTTAGTAGAAGGGTCTATGCAGGCTACTGAAGCTAGACTCTATCATGGTAAAACGACTGGTGATTTCATTTTTAGAAGGATGCGCGACCTTTCTCAGAAATATAAGTCAATACAATTTCTATTTGTAACTAATAGAGAAGAGTCTTCTAGGGTTACTAGAATTTTATTAGGTTCCGATGGGGCACCAAGAAAATATGACCTCCAGCTTTTATACGATATGAAACAACTTTAGATATGTGGTATAACGCCCCAGAATACGAAAATCCATTGGCTATAGACAAGAACGACAAATTCTTAGCTATACTAGGAGAATTGGACGAAAAAGAGTGTCGGTTAACGCTAATAGACTTTCTTCGGAATAATATCGGCCTCGCTACGGAAATACTTACAGGGATTAAGCTCGCCCCTTTTCAAGAGATTAACTTGCGTGGGCTTATGACTCGTCAGTATTCGATGTGTGTTCATGGCCGTGGATGCGGCAAGACCTTTACGGCGGCTATTTTCTGTATAATGCAGGCCATAATGGAGCCTAATTCCAAGATTCTGATAGCTGGACCGACTTTTAGAACTTCGCGATTCATCTTTAACAAAATAGAAGAGCTTTTAGCGAAACCAGAGGCTCTTTTAGCACGGCAGGCGTTTGATATCAAACCGCTCAAGCGTAATGATATTCACCAGTTTTCTCTCTCTAACGGCTCGACAATCACTGCCATTCCGCTAAACGGAGAGAAGATTCGTGGATTTAGAGCTAATAAACTGGTAATTGATGAATACTTATTGATGAGTAAGGAAATCATTGAGACGGTACTCGTTCCGTTCTTAACCGCGCCACAAGATATTAGCGAGAGACAAAGCGTGCGGGAACAAGAAGACGAGCTAATCAGACTCGGGGCAATGACGGAGAGCGATAGAATGGAGTTTGAAGATAAAACCCAGCTAGTCGCCCTTTCCTCTGCGTCATATACCTTTGAGAATCTTTATCTTACATATAAGGAATATCTTGGAAAAATCTACAATCCACGAGCAGGTATGAAAGACGGGGAGAGGATTAAGTCAAAATATTTTGTGTCGCAAATGGCTTGGGACTCTATTCCCGCGCACATGATTAACACCGAACTCATTGAACAAGCGGCCAGTGGAAGAACTTCGAGTCCAGTGTTCGACCGAGAATATAACGCTAAATTCTCAGACGGAAGTGAGGGATATTTTGCCGCCGCTAAAATGAATAGTTGCACGGTGCCGGATGGACAAGTACCTACGGTCCAGATTAAGGGCAGTCCAGACTCAGAGTATATCCTAGCTATCGACCCATCTTTCGCTAATAATCCGCAGTCTGACGATTTCGCCATGACCTTACTCGAAATTGACGATAAAACAGAATCCGGTATCGTGGCACACGTATATGGCCAACATGGCAAAGACCTAAAAGACCATATTAAATATTTTCATTATATTTTGACTAATTTTAATGTTGTCGCGATTCTGATTGATAACGCTGGATATCAATTTCTGGATTCTGCAAATGAAAGCGACTGTTTTATACGTAGCAAGATAAACATTAAAACCATAGACGTAGATATCTCCCTAGACGGAGAAGCTCTCGCCGCAGAACTCAGCGTCGCTAAAAAAGCCTATAATCGGACAATCCACAGGATAGCTTTTCGTCAGGCGTTCAGCAAAAACGAATTCATCAGAAACGCAAATGAACTATTGCAGGGATATATAGACTATAAGAAGATTTGGTTTCCTTCCAAGGCTCAGGCCCATGCGAGTACTTTTAATAGTTTCATCACTACCACTATCGACGAAGACCTATACAGGATTATCGAGGTGGAGTCCAAGGACGAGTTTATCGAGCATATCGGATTTATGGTTGATGTGACTAAAAAAGAATGCGCCTTGATAGAAGTCTCTAACAACGCTCGTGGAACCCAGACTTTCGACCTTCCATCTCATTTAAATAACGAAAAAGGCTCAGAAAGAGCTAGAAGAGATAACTACACATCCCTATTATTATCTACATGGCTGATGAAGACTTGGTATGATATGAAGAAGATACCTATGGAAAATGCAAATACATTTACTCCATTTTGGGTGAAACCAGTGTAATTTTTATTATCTCTTGATAGAGGGCTATGGCCGATTATAATTTAATTCAGTTAAGTCAGTTAAGACAGCCGGAAATTAGCGGATACGTGTTAAATGTATTGGCTGCATCTGGCTTACGGCAGCACTATAATACTCTACCTACTGAATCTGGTCGGCAGACCCTTGGCTCATTTTCCAATCCATTTAGTGACGCTCATCTTTCGTCTGGCATCTATATCGGTGATGGAAACTACCTCACTGCGACTGGTGGAAGTTTATACGTAAATGGTATTTTAATTAGTGGTGAACCGGGAGAGAGTTTTGTAGGAATGACTGGTCCTTCCGGCCCTATTGGTAGAGGTATCGTCGATATTTCTGGTTCTGGAGCGCTGAATGGAGGCTATCAATATCTATACATACTTCTATCTGGAGAAGGAGACTCTTCTTATTCGCTAAGTTCTCCATTTTCAATTCCGACTGGTCCATCTGGAGAAATCGGAGCTACGGGCGCTAGCGGGGCAAGCGTAACCGGCTATGAGACAGTAAATGATTCTGGTATATATTTTCAATTCAGTGATGGTAACACAGGCCAAGTCGTTTATCTTCCATCTGGTGCGGGAGGTGTGCAGGGAGAAATTGGTCCCGTAGGAGGAGCATTATTAGATTTCGGTGCAATAATTGGTATTTATTCTGGGGAACAGGCTCCGAGGACATCAATCGTCGGGTTCTCAGGATATAATCCCACGTTGCACTTCGTTCGCGGCTTAAGTTATTATCTCCGCTACAATGGATTAAATACATATACCACGGAGAGTTCTGTTCCTACTAATTATTTCGTATCTGGAATTGAGACTGGTGGCTATCTAAAGTTTACAGTCTATACGCCGAATACTCCTCCGGGATATTATACTGGACGATATATCCCTGATGAGGGCTATGTCTCTTTACCGACTGGAGCAGTCGTAAGTGATTCATCTATCTACTCGACAGTTCAGGAGCCTACCGGCAGATTTCAATTAAATACCGTTATTGCATATACAGCGGGGACGGGATATAGATGGGGATTTGAGAGACTAGTTTTTTCTGATGGGTCCGAGCCTTCTGAGCAGTCACATTTTGTATTAGGTCAACTAGAGGTACATGATTATGGTCCTACAGGAGCCACAGGAGCTACTGGAGCGACAGGTAGTACAGGCGCTACTGGTGGACAAGGTTTGCGCGGATATACTGGACCGACTGGAGCTACTGGACCGACTGGAGCCACTGCGGCTACGGGAGCAACTGGCCCAGCCGGGGGTATAAGCAATAGATTTTTAGGAGAATGGAATAGCGGAACGACGTATTTAGAAGACGATATCGTAAGTTTGAATGGCAGTTCCTACGTGTCGTTCGGAACAAATCTTAATAAAAATCCAGTAACGTATTTAGATTCGGAGTGGTTCCTAGTCGCCCAAGCTGGAACAGATGGAATTACTGGCCATACTGGACCGGCTGGAGCGATATCCAATAGATTCTTGAACGACTGGCTAGCTACTAGAAATTATTTCTCTGACGATGTCGTTACGTCCAGTGGTAGCTCTTGGATTTCTTTGAGTGGCGATAACTCTCTGCCGCTTGTGCCTCAGAACAGCGGCTACAGCCCTTCTATTTATTCAGGGGTATATTGGGTGCTAATAGCTGCTCGTGGCGCTGTAGGGGCAACTGGAGCTACTGGAGCCACTGGTAGTTCTGGTATCAGTGGCGCACCGGGCACAATTACTAATAGATTTATGGGACCGTGGAATAGTGCTACCTACTATGCAGAAGACGACATCGTCTCTAGGCTTGGTAATACATATATATCTGCGTCTGGTGATGGGATTTCATGTTGTTGGAGTAATGCGCCAGAATCTAATACTGGCACGTATTGGGAGATTTTAGCGCAAAAAGGTGACGCGGGAGGAACGGGGGCCACAGGTTCAGTTGCTTATACAGTGGGAGGTACAAATATTCTTGCTTCTATCCCGAGTTCTAATACAGTTGATTTCTCTGTATATGATGCTCAGGAATACTGCATAACTGGCGACAACGTATCCATCCAGTTCGATTATAGTAATTTTATAACTGGACACGTCAACTTGTTGAAGATAAAAAACTCTGGCGAGTCTATTTCAGAACAACCCTTTTTATGGGGAAGCGGAATATACTGGCCAGATGATGCAGCGCCGACTTTCCCTACTGTCTCTGGACGGTCAAGTCTGTTTACGTTTATACGTTTCGCAGATGGGGCAGCGGGGACTGTTGTGCTAGGAACTTATTCGCCGAATTACTATGTTTAAAATATGAAGAAAACTACGACTAAAATCAAGACAACTGCTTCTAAAAAAAGCCCAGCCGTAGCCAGCACAGCCGAGCCTATGCTTATCGACGGGATGATGGAATCTACTGCCGCTACGCGCAGGAATATTGCAGGCACGATAGAAAGGACTGACCGATTTGCTAATATTGAAAGTGGCCTTACTCCTTTTAATACTGGACAGAGATTCGGAGACAAGTCTTCGGGTCCAGACGCCAGAGACGCAATTGAGCTTTGCCAGAAAGCGTATTATAACTTCAGTATCTTCAGGAATATCATCGACCTAATGACAGAGTTCTCGATATCAAAACTGTCATTCAAGAACGGAAGCGCGAAGTCTCGTGAATTTTTCGCCGCATACTACAAAAAGATTAATATTTGGGACTTACAGGACAAATTTTATCGAGAATACTATAGAGGGGGTAACGTGTTTCTATACCGTTATTCTTCCCGGCTTAACGACGCAGATATCAAAAAGATAACACAGGTATTTGGCGGTGTCTCTGCAAGAGCTGCGAAAATATCATTACCGATAAGGTATGTCGTTCTAAATCCGGTCGATATTCGTATCGAGTCAACAGTGAACTTTGGCACGCCATGTTACTACAAAACTCTGAATAACTACGAGATTGAGCGACTTAGGCATCCGCTAACCGACGAAGACAAAGAGCTTCTACAGTCTCTTCCCGAGAATGTACAAAAGCAAATAGCGACAAGTGGTCCATTAAATATTCTATTGCCACTGTTGCCCGAAAATACTGTAGCTATTTTCTATAAAAAGCAGGACTATGAACCATTCGCTATTCCTATGGGATTCCCCGCATTGGAAGATATCAACGCTAAATGCGAAATGAAGCGCATAGACATGGCCATCGCAAGGACTATGCAGCAGGCTTTATTGGTTGTCACCGCCGGTAATGAGCCTGATAAACACGGTATTAATCCTAATAATCTTATCGCATTACAACGACTATTTGAGAACCAGTCTGTCAGTCGAGTTCTCGTAGCGGACTATACAACAAAGGCCGAATTCGTTATTCCTCAGATAGCAGACCTATTGGACCCAAAGAAATATGAGGTATTAGAGCGCGATATTAATATCGGCCTTAATAATATCTTCGCTGGGGGAGAGAAGTTCGCCAATCAGACAGCAAAGATGGAAGTATTTATAGCAAGACTGAAGCAGGGAAGAGAGGCGTTTATTAACAACTTCCTATATCCAGAAGTAAAGAGAATTTCCAAAGACCTTGGATTTAAAGTCTATCCTGACCCTGTATTCGAGGAAATCGACCTTAAGGATGATGGGGTTTACGCTAAAATCTACTCTCATCTGGCAGAAATTGGCGTTCTCACTCCAGAAGAGACAATTAAAGCTATCGAGACGAACACCCTTCCAGATGCAGAGTCGTCTATCGAGTCTCAGAAAACTTTGAAATCTTTGCGCGAAAATGGTCTTTACGCTCCTATTAATACAGGGTCGCCTGCTGGCGAAAGCCCTGCCGGTCGTCCAACCGGGACTCCAGCGCCCAAAACTACGTCGCCGATTGCTGGAAGTATGGAAGCTTACAGTTGCTCGAAACTACGTCAAAATCTGATACTAGCTCAAGAAGTCGAAAAAGGAGTAATAGACTCGTACAAAACGCGAATGAACGTCACTAGTTTAGACGCTACCGGACTACTAGTGACAGACCAGATATTCAAAACGATAATCGCAAATGAGGCCCCTGAAGAATGGCTTTCGTCTATCGTCTTCTATTCGGAGAACCCAAAAGACAGAAATAAGTCTCGCGTTAACGCCGTACTCGAAATATCAGCGAAGCATGACGTGGATTTCTATATGGCTAGCTTGCTTGCGGCGAGTATTAAATAGGACTCGCATGACGTATGGGTTCACCTTACTCGCAGCTTCAGACCTTAAGGTATAACTTATCGGGCCGAGAAATCGGAATCGAAAAGTATAAGCCATTTACTGTCGCTAACGAGAAAATCGCCTCAAGCATCAGCGTTGATGGTTCTTTGTTGGGGTCGGTAAGGGAGTCGGGATTTTTAAAAGCAGTAGTGTCGAGTGGCGAACAGTCTTCCGCCCTTTCTGATAAGGCGAATTTAGGGACATTAATAAATGGAATCGTATCGGACGCAGGAGGGGACTCTTCAAAATATGGGCTAGTCATTAGTGGCTCTTTTGACTCTACCATTCCAGATGTATCAAATACTTCTAGCTATATTAGTTCGGGAGACTTCGCCGCCCCATTGTATGATGTTTCCAGACAGTCATTTACTATAGTCCCAGCATTTTCTGGAGAATTTAGAGAACTATGTTCGTATTCTTTAAAACATTCTCATGGGACTTTTTTGCCATACTCCCATGACGCGGCTGAGTTTGATTTCTTATTTTTTACTGGAAGTTCTTTTGCTGGAAGGGTCGCTCAGTTATTAAGTGGCAGTGACGCGGCTGAGTTTGATTTGATTTTCTTTACGGGTTCATACCAAGGTTAGATTATGGCTGCTGTTTGTATAATTGCTTATTTAAAATCTGCGCTTTCAGTGTAATGAACGTAATATAAGGAACTGGATATGATTGAAACAGAAACAATTTATGGGATGCAAGGGGCGTTTAAGGTCGATGTGTACAACGCTGACGGCCAATTGACTGACTCGACAGACTATTTTAGTAATTTCATCACCCAAAGCGGGATGAAGTATCCGTCAATCTATTCATTTCCAGACTGCTTTCGGTTCTTGAGTCTTGGCCAAGGAACCGTGGCTAATAGTGCGACAGGAAATGCCGCTGCATTTAGATATGAAACGACTGGCCTTCAAGACCTAGTGAACTCGAATGGCTCGATAACTATTCTAGGAGGAGGCTTCCAATCGGTATCGTTTATGGGCCGAGATTCTTATTATGGAGGAACCGATGGCGGATGTGGTACTCTTGTAACTAAGGCTGGGCCGATTTACTATAGAGCATGGAGCGTACCTAGTGGTGGGGGTTTAACTAGCACCGCCGTAAACGTAAATGAGTTCATGGTCAGCCCGAATTCGGGAAATGCAGCTACGGGAAGGCACGCCTTTAGTAGAGTAGTTCGTTCAGTAGTAATTCCCGCTAATTCTCGGTCTATTATTAGTTACCAGTTGCAAGTCAAAATGGCTAATACTGGCATATCTACATTAAATTCGGGTTCCTTTTCTACTGGGCAGGGAAACATTGACAACGACGCATCATTATTGGCTGAATGGCGTAATCAATCTGGATATTATAGACAGGTCCATCATGGCTTGCGACTAGTTGATATTTTTGGCTCGACATATACTCCTAAATGGGGAGACGGTATGGAGCCTTCTAGGAGAGATGTCACCAAATTTAGAGGATACTTTTCTCCAGATAACTCGAAATACGATGTCTGCGTGACGGGAGGAAAGGCAATTTCTGAAGCTGGGGCATACGCTGCTGATGGGTTGTCTAAAGTATATTTCGGACAAGATTTGAGCGTTGATGCAAACCGCGTATCAGACGATAATGCGACATATTACAGAATGGGAGACTTGACTCCGACGGCGCTCCCTGAAAATGGGACAGTTAATGACCTTCCATCGAATATTAGGTACAAAAACGTAAAGCTCCCAAGTCTTTCCGACTATGGGACAGAGGCTGATGTAGTTAATTTTAATACTCCAGTCAATAACTATCTATATAAATCTCCATCAATTTCTATAGCGACTCCGGGCGCGACGGGTTACAATACTGATTTAATGGATATCGGAGATAAGGCTGTCTTTTCGGCGCTAACCATTAATCTGCCATATACTTATAGTGGAGCGAGAAGGCAGTCATTAACGCGGAAACTATTTTTTGCTCCAGTTAACTCGCTGGGACATAATTCTCGTTTTGGCTCATTTAACTTAGCATTTCAGAACGGAAATGATTTTTATCCCTACGTTGATACGTTGCTTTACGATAATTCCGGTCGCGCACTGATGCAGCACTATCGCAATATCACAGGAGTCTCACTGACTAATAGTGGCACGGGATTCTATAACGGAATATTAGTTCCTAGTCTCGGTCCTGATTTCAGAATTAATGTATATCCAGACGCTAATGGCTCTATTACAGGGATGTCTATTCCTGATAATACAACTGGATTTGGAGTGGTGGACCATAGTTTATCCGCAAATAGTGTCCCGAATACAACTGGAAATATCTATTGGCCTACCACTCGTGGGCAGGTTATAACAACCATAGTCACTGGGACAGAATACAGTCTCTCCGGGTTTTCTATCGCTGACCCTAACCGATATTTTCCAAGCGGCCAGATGATATGTAATCTTCTTGCTAGGCCAATGAGCGCGGTTTCTGGATTACTTAATTATCCTTGGGCTTCTTTATACCCAGAGCAGTCTCCACAGTATAGCGGAGATGGTTTCACTTATTGGAACGGGTTCTATCTTACGACAGAGAGATTCACTGGTGCGGCTATTTTTGATGAGAACGCTGGTATAGAGACGGGATACGGCGGACAGGTCGGCCTAGCTGCTTCCAGATATAACAACTTGAGAATTACTGGATACATCGGTACACCGGCTCAAATTCTTCCTCATTCTGAAGGCACATTACTCCGTTCGTTGCCTACAACATACATCTCGACATTCACTCCAGATGCTCAGGTAGTTAATATTCAATACCGCAGCGGCGGAGCAAACGAAATTACGCAAGGATTTCGGGTCCAGAGTATGTTTTCTGGAGGACTGGCTCAGAGACTTTCTGGTCAAGGTTACTCCTATGCGAGCGGCGATAGAATGGCGTATGCCGTGACTGGTCTTATTTACGACACTCTTAACTCTGTCGATAAAACAGTATATGTCACAGTGATGACTGGAAATTATCTTGAGTCTCCAGCCTTTCAATGGAGTGCCCATTCATATCTTAGCGGGTCTGTCTTAATGACGAGCTTCTCTCCTCCTACGGGCCGATTTATTCATAACGAATCATTTAGACTGTTGCCTAATCACGGCTCTGCCCAGTCTCCAGTTAGCGGAGATTTATACGTTACAGATACAAAGAACAC